CTGTACGCCTTGTGTACCATCAGTTCCCTGTACGCCTTGAGCACCATCAGTGCCTTGAGTTCCCTGTGAACCTGTTGTTCCTTGAACACCAGTAGCACCGTCAAGGTTTACTGACCAGTATCCACCAGTACCTGCGCCAATGTAATCCTTAATATCAACGTTAAGTTCATATGTTACGTTGTTATAAGAAACTACTCTAGCGTGGATAAGGTTTGCAGTATCAGCAGCAATAACTACATCTTGACCAACTGAGTAAGAAAGGTCTGCATCAGCAAGTACGAATGTATGGTTTGAATCAGAGCCTAGAGTGTAAGAAGTAGTAGAGGTTGTGCGGTAACGGTCAGAGTGTCCTTGGACACCTTGTAGGCCTTGTTCACCTTGAATACCTTGCGTACCATCAAAGCCTTGAATACCTTGAGTACCATCGTATCCTTGCAAACCTTGTTCGCCTTGTACACCCTGTGTACCATTGGCGCCTTGTACACCTTGGAAACCAGTGTTACCTTGCGCTCCGTCTGTACCTTGGGCACCAGTAGCGCCTTGCGCTCCGTCAAATCCTTGTAAACCTTGCTCACCTTGTACGCCTTGAGTTCCATCAAAACCTTGGACACCTTGAGCGCCAGTTTCTCCCTGAGCTCCTTGCATACCATCTGTGCCTTGAACACCTTGTGTTCCATCTGTTCCTTGGACACCTTGAGCTCCATCGGTACCTTGAATACCCTGTGTTCCTTGAACACCAGTGGCGCCGTCAAGGTTGATAGTCCATGATGAGTATGTTCCAGAACCAACAATGGTGTGAACATTTATTTCAATATAATCTGCAGGTACTGTTTCGTAGTAAGCAACAGTTCCAGTCATGTAGTTGTTTACATCGTAGGAAGCAACAACATCTTGACCTACAGAGTACGAAAGATTTTCGTCATTTGTGTAAAAACGTACGTTGTTTGCTACTTCAATAGTTACTGAGTTTGATGCTGTTGTGCGATAACGGTCTGAATGGCCTTGGATACCTTGAGCACCAGTTTCACCTTGTGCACCTTGCATACCGTCGGTACCTTGAAGACCTTGGGTTCCTTGTGTACCATCAAAACCTTGAAGACCTTGCTCACCTTGTACACCCTGAGCTCCGTCAGTTCCTTGAATACCTTGTGTTCCATCGGTACCTTGTGCGCCTTGCGCACCATCTGTACCTTGAGCACCTTGTGTGCCGTCTGTGCCTTGTGCTCCAGTCGTACCTTGTGCACCTGTAGTGCCTTGTAGACCTTGGATACCTTGAGTGCCTTGTGCACCATCAGAACCTACATAACCAGCAGCGCCTTGTGCACCTTGTGCACCTGTGCTGGTGTTAACCCAGTTTGTACCATCCCATACGCGTAGGTAATGGAGTGAGGTGTCAAAATATACTTGACCAACAGATGGGCTAGATGGCGGTGATGCTAAATTTTGAATAGCCGCATTTTGCAGCTCAAGTTTATTTAAATCTATGGGGGTTAGAAACTTACGTGCCACTGTTTATCTCCTTAAGATAAGTATGCTGTGCCTGAAAATGATGAAGAGAAAGTGACCGTAAGGGAGTCCGAATTAGTATAAGAAATTTCGCCTTCGTAAATGGTACCAGCAGAATCTTGAACTGTAAGGTTAGGATAAAACCCTAAATTATGGTGTATTGTCCAACTGCTACTTGGCACCCCTTGTGTATGGATGTAAGCAACCCTACCAACAGTAAAGTACTTATTCGTTGTTCCTTCAGGAAGGTCATCGGTAGAACCTAAAGCAACTCCAGCAATTGCATCTGTTAGTTGTTGAAGGGTAACTCCACCACCATTTGTTCCCTGAAGACCTTGTATACCTTGAACTCCAGAGCCTGTAGCGCCTTGAGCTCCTTGCAGACCAGCAGGTCCTTGTGCACCAGTGGCACCTTGTGCGCCACCTCCAGGACCAATAGGGCCTTGCAAACCTTGTGCGCCTTGTGTACCAGAACCAGCAGGTCCTTGTGTTCCCTGAACACCTTGAACACCTTTAGGTCCACCTTGACCAACAACTACTACAGTTGGGCTTTGAGGATTAACGTTTTGAATACCGCAAGTATGTTGTGCGCCTACGCATCTACATCTAGTCAAGGGTCACCTCTTGAGTTGTAAAGACTTGTCCACGAAGATAAGTGCTCTCATAGGAGTCATCTGATGGGTCGGTTGCTTGTAAATCCCAAAAAGCACGAGGAGGCATATACTCAGTATCTTTTTTAGTTAATGAAAGTTTAATTTTACTTAAAGTTTCTGAAACAAATGTGGTTTCAATAGTAAAAGTGGCGTATAAAGAAGGCGCATTTGGATAGGTGCGAATTTGGGCTTTAAAATTTAATCCAGTAATATCAAATGGAAAGTCAACTTCTTCTTCATAAGAATCGCCTTGATAAAGGATGATGTCTTGAATAGCCACATAGCTTGGAAATGGTGTACGTCCATTAAGGTCATTTTGAATATAAACACGCTCTGGATTACGGCTATCGTCAATTTCTTGCGCCATATAAACAGGTACTAATTTGTTAGTTGTGCGAGAAATTCTGCGCAAAGTACCCATTTCAATACGCCATAGACCAATGTTAAGTTGGGCGCAAAGTTGATGGTACTGTTCCCAACGAGCTTGGATAGTCTGTGTTAGTTGGCGATAACGCTCAGAACGAGGGATAGAAACACCATCTGGTGCCTGAATATCAATATCAAAAGAAGCATCTGTAGCAAGAGCCCAAAGAGCTTCAATAGTTGCAAGAATAGCGATTGGGTATTCTTCAACAGCTGGAATAAGATTAATAGTCATTTGACTACCAAGACCGTTAGTACGGTTATAAGTATGTTGTTCTACGGCAGTATTAACAAATGTGCAAATATCATCATCTGTAAAGTATCTGTATGAAATACCGCGTATTAAAATTGCGGCATTTGAAGGAGGGGTGTGGACAAAGTGAACTACCCCAACATCTGCCTCTAGCGTGTATCCAGTTGGATAGGCTATTGGGCTGCCGTTTACATACACTTCTAGGGTATATAAATCAATAGGGTGGATTTCTAGGGGAAAATCTGACGTTAAAGCATCTCCAGTAAATGTAAGAGAAAATTGCTTTGGCTGGTCTCCCAGTTCTAAACGAACACGGGATGTTAAGTCAGACAAGACTGCCACAAAAACTCCCTTACAACGATAGAACTAATGATGGCGTTAAACGCCTAAAAAATCTCTATAAACAAAGAAGGCGGCATCGCTGCCGCCAACTATGTCGTAAATAGCTTAGATTACTCCAGCTAGATAACCCTTTTCTTGAAGGTGTTGAGCAACATGCTTTGTTACCTTGTACTTCTGTCCTGCTTTAAAATTGTAATTGTTTCCTGAGCCAAGAGTCATGTTTTCAATGTCTTCAACAACTCGGATAACTACTTCTGCGTCATCACTAATAACTGTAGGTTCATCTACAATAACTGTCTGACGGTCTGGCTTTGTTGCGTCAATAACTTCTGTTTCTAGCTTAACTCTCGCCTCAGCGGTAGCCATAGACATAGTATTCGCTGCGTCTTGCATTGCGTCGATGTTAGCTTCCACCATAGCTTCGCGCTTACGGCCTGTAACATCTGTTGGTTTTGCCTTTGTTGCCATTTTATTTTTCTCCAATTTAATATCTCGGTTAGATAAGGAGGGCCCTTTCGAGCCCTCCCTTTAAGCTTTGGTGTTACTTAGTTGGTTTCCGCTATTACTACAGCTTGGTCTGTGATTAGACCTAGGCCGAAGATTGAGTACCAAGCAAGTGCATGCTCACGACCGAAGTCTAGAATTCCACCATCGCGGAGTTCAACTGGAAGTGAGATAGCGTGACCGAATGCGTTATCTCCAATGAAGATAGCTGAGTAGCGGTCGTTTGAACCGTTACCTGTGTAAGTAGCAGGAGTTGTGTATCCTCCACCAGGTGTTACTGTTGGGTTAGCAACAGCTGTGTCAGTGGTGTAGTTTGCACCAGCACCGTTAACAACCTTAAGAACCTGCGTTGTTTCGATGAATACGCAGTCATAAAGACGTCCGATTTCACCGAGCATGAAGTTTCCTGGAGCTGCGTACTTTGTTACTTCGATGAACTCAGGATTGTCACGGAGCTTACGGCTTTGGTGTGGGTGCACGAAAGCAACGTAGGTCTCGCCCAACCTTGGGATGTTCTTGGTTGAGAGTGTCTCAACTGCATCCTTAACGGTGTGAGTTGTGAGGTTGAAGGTACCTGTCATTGAAGCGCGGCTTGAACCCTTTGTACCATCTGCATACCAGTTGTTAACAGCTGTGAGAGATGAGCGGTCTTCACCGTAGATTGTTGAAGTTGCTGCGTAGAGGGTGTCGCGTGAAAGCTGGTCAAGATAGACAGCCATGTTACGTCCCAATAGGCGTGAAGCTGAAGCCATTACGTCATCGAATGATGCGTTAAGTAGTAGCTCAGAAACTGCAAGTGCATAACCGTGTTCTGCAACAGTGATTGAGAACTGTTGAGCGGTCAATGCGTTTGTCTGCATACGAACACCTTCAACTAGCGGTGAAGCAAAGCCGAGGTTGTTGTAACGCATGAAGTTGATTTGAAGACCAGGAGCGACTCCTAGTTCGGTCTTCTTTACTGCGAACTGCTCAAAGCGAAGGATAGGCATTGCTTGGAACAAGATTTCCTTGGACCAGATTGTCTGAATCGCTTGAGTCAGCTGGGTATTTGTGCCTGAGTAGGCTGTTGGTGCGGCAGCTAAGTTGCCTGTACCTGTGATACCTGATGCCATTTAAATTGACTCCTTGATTGTATTTTGGATTTGGGGGTTAACCGAGTAAGCCGCGAGACTTACCACGAGCTGCATCGCTCATTAATTTATCTCGCACTTTGGCGTAATCGTTCATCGACATTGACGCAATATCTTGCGCCGTAAACTGACGTGAGTCCATATTGGTTTCCAGTGGTCCAGCAGCGGGTAGAGTTGCGCTCGTACCACGCATTTCTTTCCTAGCATTTTGCATTGCTGCTTGTGCTGATTCAAGAATTCTTGCTGAGCGGTCCTTCAGGCTCTCGATACTTGCGTTCAATTCATCTGGAGTATTACCAGAGATTAAATCAACAAGCTCAGGCATGATATTGTCACGCTCACGCTCTATTAAGTTTTGTTTATAGTTTTGAAGCTCAGAAAATGTACGTTCTTGCTCCAGAAGAGCGAAGGCTCGTTCACGCTCGCTGCGCTCACGCTCCAACTGCTCCTGCCACTCTCGCTCTTTGACCTTGATAAGTTCCTTGGCGTCCAAGTCTTCTTCAAGTTTTTCTTTTTGCTTTTCTGCCTTCTTAGCCAATTTCTCAGCTTCTTCAGCAGCTTTACGAGCGGCTTTCTCTTCTTTTTCTTTCTTTAAAGAAGCTACTTCACTCTTTAGCTGTTCAACAACAGGATAGAGTTTGTCTTTTTCCTGTGTACGAACTTTTGCTAAATCCTCTTCAGTATAAAACTTCTGAGTTTGTGTTGGTGCTTCATCAGTAACAGTAGGTGCGTCAACACCCGACACGTTTACTACTGGAGCTGTATTAGCTTCGGCTTCAAAAGCCTCTGCCATATTTTCTGTTGTACTCATAACTACATCCTTTTATCCTAGGGGTCGTTGTCCGATGTGAGAGCGCGTATGACCTAACGAAATTACGTATTTAATTTTTCTCTACTAGAGCGAAAATTTCAGCCTAAACTGTTACTTTTCGTACTCATCTGGGTTACGACGCTGAGGCAACATAGTGCCGTAAGCTTCAGTCACTAACTTGTTTCGCAAGTCAGCTTCACCCATATTTGCTTCTAATAGAGCTTGGTCTATTACTGGCTTAACAGGTGCCATTGGAGCTGGAGTAGCACTTGATGCGCCACCACCACCAGGACCAGCAGGAGCACCCATAGGTGCACCACCTGTTCCTACCAATGAGCCTGTTAATTCAGCAATTTCAGTTTCAATCTGCGTCTGTAGAAGCTTGAGAGCGCCATCTGCTGTCGCATCATCAAGAAGTTCTTGACGGATTTCATTAAGTTTCTCAGCAGGGAATTCCTCACCAAGAGTACGCAAAGCACCTTCTTTAGACTCAAGTCCAAGAGATAGAAGGGTTTGAATTTCATTAAGGGCAATTAATTTATCTAAAGG